TTGTAGGTGCAGATAAATTAGCACAGTATTCTCAATTGATTAAGAATTGGAAGATAACTAATATTGATTATTCTGAGGTTATGAGGGGAGGAGGATCAAAAGATACTTTTATATTTTTAGATCCTCCTTATGATATTAAGGATTTTCTATATGGAAAGAATCGTGAGATGCATAGAAAGTTTGATCATGATAGATTTGCTGATCATGTTTCTCATTGTATACACAAGTTCATGATTACATATAATGTTAATGAACGTCTTTTAGAATTGTATAAGAATTATAATCTAAAGGAATGGAAACTTAGATATTCTATGGCACATCGTGGTGATAAAGGTACAAATGAAAATATTAAAACGGAATTGTTAATTACTAATTATGAAAATGACATAATAGGAGAATTATGATGCAATTATCTATATCTGAAAAATTAAATAATTTAAGAGGTAAAAATAATAATTTTGAGAATATTGTTTTATATTCTTATAAGACAAATAAACATGATCATATTAATGTTCATGAAATGAAAAGATTCGAACATAGTATTTCTTCATTGAGGAAATTTAATAGTGAGATTGCTATCTATCTTTTCTGTGATAAACCAACTATTATTCCTCCTTATTTTGCTCTTAAATATTCTGTAAGAATTATACCTTTTGTTGATGGTTTTGATCATGATATGTTGAATGCATGGTCAATTCATAGGTGGTATAATCTTAAGTATTTTGAGGATGAATTTTATAATATTTTATATGTTGATGCTGATACTATTTTCTATCAAGATGTTCAATATCTCTTTAATACGTATTGCACTCATGATGTATATGGTAGGGAAGAATTTGGATTTAGACATGATCCAACTACTGGTGGTGGAAGAAATATAAGAGAACAACTTGATCTGGTTGATGCTTGCATTTATGATTTGGGTGGACAGTGTGAGGTTTATAAGTATTGTCTTGGGGTTATTTTATTGAATGATGGTATTCATAAGGATATAGTTGAGAGACTGGATGAGCTATCAGATTTAATGGAACAGTTTAAAAAGAATGAAGTTCTCATACCAGTTCCTAATCGTAGGATAGCTGATGAATATGCAGTATGGATTATTTTGAGTCGTATGGGAGTTACTGAAGGACTTTTTGGTATACAGGATGTTACTCAGGGGTGGATAGAAGAAAAACATAGAGAGAATTTCAATCCTGTAGTATGTCATTATACAACTAAGATGGAGCAAGAGTTTGCTCGTTCTGATTCTAAGTTTTCTAATTTGTTGAGAAATGTCGATAATTTGGGAGAGGATATTGATCCTTATATGAATGCATCTCTTCAGACAGGAGCTCATCTTTCTCCTGAAATGGTTGAATTGGTAGCAGAAGATAGTGGTATAGTGATAGATTCTAGTGAGGATGAAGTATTCTTATGACTGCATTAATCATTGCACTCCCAGAAGAAGCAGAAGGGATACAGGGATATCCAATTTATTTAAGTGGATGTGGTAAGGTAAATGCTTCTATTGCTACTATGAAGGCAATAAATGATGGGTATAAGAATATTATTAATTTTGGTTCTGCTGGAACTGTAAGTGATATTACAGGATTTGTAGAAGTAACTGGATATGTTGATAGGGACATGGATGCTAGAGCATTGGGTTGTGACCTTGGACAAACACCCTTTGAAGATGGTATACTAATTGGTAATACTGGAATAGTATGTGGAAGTGGAGACAAATTCGCAACATCTAAACCTGAGATTGCTTGTGATATTGTAGATATGGAAGCATATGCTATTGCTAAAATTTGTCTTAAAGAAAGAATAAATTTTAGAAGTTTTAAATATATTTCTGATAGTGCTGATGAAAACTCAGCATCTGATTGGGAAGAAAATATTCATAAGGGTAATACCTTGTTTCAACAACTACTACACGATGGATTTTAAAAAATTAATTTCTGGATATCCTAATTTTCCAAAGGATGGAATACTCTTTAGGGATATGTTTCCTATATTGAGAAGTCCTGCAGCAACAACTTTCATGTTAAATCAGTTTGGAGAATTTTCTGATAGATTAACTCCTGATTATATTGTTGGTATTGAGTCTAGAGGATTTATTATCGGAACTGCTTTAGCAACTAGACAAAGAATGGGATTTATTCCTATAAGAAAGAAAGGTAAATTACCTGGTGATGTAGTTGGTGTTAATTATAGTTTAGAGTATGGTGAAGATAGATTAGAAATACAATCTGATATATTAAAGGGTGAAAAGGTGTTATTAGTTGATGATTTACTTGCTACTGGTGGTACAGTTAAAGCTGCTTCTGAATTGATTAGTAATGTGGGTGGAAGATTAGTAGGTTGTGCATTTGTGATAGAATTGTTGGGGTTAAATGGTAGGGATATTATTCCCGATGTTCCAATTAAATCTTTAGTTAGTTATGATTGAATTGAAGCCTAAATTTGAGGAAGGTTATTATTCGGGATTATTTTCTTGGGAGGATCTTTCATCTTTAATTAATATACGTCCACTAATGACAGCAGAAAGAGTATTTGTTTATGCTCCAGAAGGTATGAAATTTACTTGGACTAATGATGGTTGGACTTTAGATCATAATTGTTATCCACCAACTTTACTTAGAGAATTGATGGAAAAGTATGTCTGTTACTTTTGTGATATGTCGAGATGTACAGAAAAGATAAATGCTTTTGCTAAAGAGGTTGAAGATACATATCAACAACATGTTGATGCACATATTTACATGTGTCGTAATATGGATATTGAGCATCCTTTTGGAATTCATTTTGATACTAGTCATAATATAATTATTCAGTGTGAAGGGAAAACTAATTTTAAAGTATGGAATGAGATTGATAATCCGTTAAAATTGTATAAATCGGGGAAGAATGTTAATATGACTATGAATAATGATCCTATATTAGATGTTGAGATGAAACCAGGAGATGCTATATGGATTCCAAAATATTATCCACATCTTGCAACTTCAAGGACTAAAAGGTTGTCTGTTAGTTTTCCTTTTAGTAAAACATTACAAAAGAAAGCCAGAGATCGTAATTGGGTTACATTTGATGACTGAACTAAAAGATTGGTTAAATTCTATTAACCAGACAAAAAAGAATTTGATTGATGAAGATCCTTCTTTAGAGAAGGAGTATCCTCCATACATTATCAATCGTATTTTTTCTGGACATCTTGATGCAATCATGTTTGCGAATGAGATGAATAGGTATCATTTTTTACCAAAGAAGATTCAATATGATTTTATGCTAAATACTCTGAGAGTTAAGAAGAGATTTTCTCCTTGGCTCCGTAAAGATACAATCAAAGACCTTGACTTGGTAAAGCGTTATTATGGATATAGTAACGAAAAAGCGAAACAAGCTCTGCGAATCCTATCAAAAGAACAACTTAATTTTATAAAATCTAAATTTGAAACTGGAGGAACAAAATGAGTGTGGTTCAAGAGCCTGAAGTTAAGTGGGCACCTGATCAAATGGTAGAAGTGGTTCTAAGTGAACCAGATGATTTCCTGAAAGTTCGTGAGACTTTAACACGTATTGGTGTAGCATCAAGAAAAGAGAAGAAGATATATCAATCATGTCATATATTGCATAAGCAAGGAAGGTATTATCTTGTGCATTTTAAAGAACTCTTTGCGCTCGACGGTAAACACGCTAATCTTACGACTAATGATGTTCAGCGTCGTAATCGGATTGCTCAGCTTCTTGCTGATTGGGGATTGATTACTATTGTAGATGCAACTAAGATTCAAGATATTGCACCTCTTAATCAGATTAAAGTATTAGCATATAGAGATAAAAGTGACTGGATTTTAGAAACGAAGTATAATATAGGTAGTAAGAAGAAAAAAGTTGAAGAATAATCTTTATAATGGTATTAATGAACGTCTTTTCTATACATTAGGAAAACGTCCTGAGATTGCTAGTAATCATGATATCTACATGGCATTATGTTATGCTGTGAGAGATCAGATGATGACCTATCATCTTCGTCCAGAAGTTTGTAATAATGAGAAAGAGGTTGCATATCTTTCTGCAGAATTTTTAATTGGACCACAGCTTGCTAATAATCTTCTTAATCTAGGAATTGAGAAGGAAGCAAGGGAAGCAGTAGCAGAGTATGATTTAACCTTAGAACAGGTATTTGATTTAGCAGAGGAACCTGGACTAGGTAATGGTGGACTAGGACGATTGGCTGCCTGTTATATGGAGTCCCTAGCAACGTTACAAGTACCTGCTACTGGTTATGGAATAAGATATAAGTTCGGCATGTTCAAGCAGGTTATACGAGAGAACATGCAACTGGAGGTGACTGATAATTGGTTACATGGTTCATGGCCATGGGAAATTGCACAACCAGATGAATCTGTTCTTGTAGGTTTTGGTGGTAGAGTAGAAAATTATATTTCAGATAGGGAAAATTATAGAGTTCGTTGGGTTCCTGGAGAACAAGTTGTTGCGGTTCCTTATGATGTTCTTCAATTAGGATATAGGGTTAATACTTGTAATCGATTGAGGTTGTGGAGAGCAGATGCTACTGAGATATTTGATTTTTATGCATTCAATATAGGAGACTATATGGGATCTGTAGAACAGAGTGTTACGTCAGAGACTATCTCTAAAGTTCTTTATCCTAATGATGGTACTGATGCTGGTAAGACATTGAGATTAAAGCAGCAGTTTTTCTTTGTTAGTGCTTCTCTACAAGATATGTTCCGTAACTTGGATAAGTGTAATGTTCCTATAGAAGAATTTCCTAATAGGTATCAAGTACAATTAAATGATACTCATCCTTCTGTTGCAGTTGCTGAAATGATGAGAATTCTTGTGGATGTTAAACATATGGAGTGGGAACCTGCATGGGAATTAACAACTAAGTCTATTGCATATACCAATCATACTCTTCTTCCAGAGGCACTTGAGAAGTGGGATTTAAAACTCTTTAAGACTTTGTTACCTCGTCACCTGGAAATAATCTATGAAATTAATAGAAGATTCCTACAGGTAGTAAGACTTCATTATCCTGGTGATGATACTATGTTAGAGAAGATGTCTATCATAGATGAACGTGGTAAT